CCTGCTCGATGTTCAAGGCGTTTCTTCGGCCCTTGTCAAGTCCAACCGTGGCTTTGCTACCGATTCGGACGGCATACCCGGCAAGGCGTTCACCTCGCTCGTCGTTGGCGGCAACGACAACGACATCGCAAGATGTATCTACGAGAACCAGCCATCGGGCATCCAGTCGTTCGGCAATACCTCGGTAAACATTACCGACAGCCACGGAGTCGAGCAGCAGATCAGCTTTAGCCGACCCACACCGATCTATCTATGGGTGAAGGTGACCTACACGCTCTATGAAGAGGAGGCATTCCCCGGACAGGGCGTGGTAAAGAAGGCCCTTGTAGAGTGGGCCGAGAAGGAATATACTCTCGGCAAGGACATTATATCCACGCGCCTGAACCAGGGCCTTTACGATGTTCCCGGAATCGGCGTCGCGATGTGCGCCGTCGCTGTGACGAACTCTCCCGATACGGCCCCCAGCTCTGCGAGCTACGAGGCGTTTACGAATATCCCTGTTTCGTTCTTTAGCTATGCCGTCCTCGAAGAGGATAGAATTTCCTTTGTTGTAGAAGAACCGTAATTTATGAGCGAGCCGATAACAGATTATTCTTCGGAACAGAGAAAGTACGTTCCGGAACAATACAAGCGGAGTACTAGGCTACTCGGCGTTATCGACGCAGCCCTTGGATTTTCGGACGAACTGGAAAAGGCATTACGCGAGATTTCAGACAACTTTAACATTGAAGATGCAGTCGGCCCGATGCTCGACTATTTCGGCCTGTATTTCGGAATTACCCGAAAGATAGGCGAGACCGACGAACAGTTGAGAATGAGAATCCGCATAGGCAGCGGAACCGAAGATTTACCGACATTCGAGGCCATCTACAACTATTTCAAGATTGCGCTCGGCATTTCGGACATGATTCTTTGTCCCGTATGGCCCGCGGGTCTTTATTTCGTTCTCGGCCAGGGAATGCCCGAACCGGATATAGACGAAGTAATAACCATAGCTGCGGCTTCCGGTGTCGATTTTGGCCAAGGCACCTTCCTCTCTTGCGAGGACGGGGAGCCCTGGGGTCTCATAGTCCTGGAGGACAACGGGCAGCCTATTGTGATTGACCAGCGGTGGCCGGATACCGAGTACGCCATGGTGAACGATGAGGGTTACTTGATTGTGGATGATGAAGACAACGTTGTGGTCGGAATTGACTATTTAACAACGAACGAAAGTTTTGAACCAACCTAAAAACGGAGGGCAAAAATTATGTTATTCAAAAGGATTAAGGACTGGGCGACAAGCATTTCAGCTTTCCGCTCGGGTGACGTGATACCCGTGGACGGACCTAGTGGCACGGCGAAAATGGCGAAGGATAAGCTGTTGGAATTGACGGCAGAGAATGTCTTCAATACCCCTAATGCCGTGACTGGTACTCCAGTTGCGACTTTCGGAGATCCTCTCACTTATAAAGTGACATCTAAAATAACGCAAGCAACTTATGTGAAGTACGATGCATCGTTAATTAATGGACGTACTTTAGATATAACCTACAACAATAATGAAAGTTCAGGGGTGGTGTATTTCCAGTTATATTTTAGGGATAAAGACGCAAATTTAATAAGACACGATGTATGGGCATGTACTGCCGGAACTCCGTTGCACGTATCTACCATTGTTCCTTCTGGGTCTGAATACTTTGTTGCAGAAAGCTTTGCGTATACTTTGGCAGACTGGTCTATATTCGTAATTGATAACATTGAAAAAAGACTTGAGGATACCGCTGATTTAGCTGACAACAACGGATATAATTTAGACTTGGGAGTTTTTGGTGCAACAATAAGTGATTCTGTTACTACATCAAAGTCTACTGATACAAATATAGCTTATGATGTTTCTAAAATAACCGGAAGAACTATCTCTATTACATATAGCAATGATAATGAAAGCGGAACCTCATATTTTCAAGTTAAATTCATCGCCGCTGATGGAACTAGTATTAAAACAAATACTTATGACGTATCGGTTGGTACTCCAGTTACTAAGGCTATATTGATTCCAGACAATAGCTCTAAAATGACTGTTGTCAATTTCGCCTATACTAAATGTTCATATTCGTTCTATGTCGTAGATAACATTTCTGCAAGATTATCGGAAAACGAAGATTCTTTAGCTTCAGTTTACAAAGATGTTGCATCCATTGATTCGGCTGTTTTTGGTGCAACAATAAGTGATTCTGTTACTACATCAAAGTCTACTACTACAAATATAGCTTATGATGTATCTCGAATCGGCGGCAAGACTCTGTCTATTACGTTGTCTAATGATAATGAAAGCGGGACTATATACCAGGATATATTCTTGCTTTCCGAAGATGGATCGCAGTTGGCACGATGGACAGAAGCTGTTTTGGCTGGAACTCCAAAGACTATTATACGTAAGGTTCCGACTGGTGCCGTGAGGATGACAGTCATCAGTTCAGCTTACGCGAAGGCATCGTGGTCATTCTATGTTGTAGACAATATAGACGACAGCCTTGAAAACTTAGGAGAATATTCTCATGTTTTGTCCGTAAAAAAAGACGGAACAGGAGATTTTACTTCGATTCAAGCTGCTGTTAGTTCTTGCTCAGTTCCTGGAAAATTCAATCGTTATAAGATTGAAGTGTTTGATGACTTTGAGATTACGAATATTACTGATTTATTTACATCCATTGGTACTCATACATCAGCTCCAGATAGAGCTTTGTCTGTTTTTTGGCCACGTGATTATGTAGATGTGGTTGGCATGAATGGTCGGAGAAAAATTTCGGTAATCATGCCGTCCAATTTAGACCCCGAGTATCTTAAATGGATTCAGCCTGTCTACGGACAGCAAACATTTAAGTTGGAAAATTTTGAGCTTGTTGTTAAGAACGGGCGTTATGCTCTTCATCAAGACAACGTTCACGATGTCAATGCACATACTATATATAAGAATATTCGTTGCATTCATCTAGGCAACGATGATTACCAAAGTGGATGGAAGAGTGAATTGGCCGCTGCGTTTGGAACAACCAGTGGAATGACTCTTGAGTTTATTGATTGTGAATTTGTTACAAAGAAGAACTCGCCGTGGTATTTCCATACGCAGTTGGGTTTCAGTACTCCGAGTAGAGTCATAATTGATAATTGCTCGTTTAACGGAAATTTTAATCATATCCGATTAGGTATTAGCTCAGAAGAGCTGGGTAGCGGATGCAGCAATTTCTTTGAAATCAGAAATTGTGCCCTGCCGATTGTACGAACTGCTAATAGGTACAGCCTAATTGCTCAATCAAGAACAGACTCCAATAAGAACTACTGGAAGCAAAAAATGCAGGTTATCGGAGATAAAGGACTTCAAAAACGCATCCTTGAGGCCTATACTTTGCCTGTGGCGGTATTATTCTCTACGGACGGAATAAGTGAGGTAGATGTTGTTGGCGGTTCCGCAGCTGATGCACTCTGGATTGAGGCACATAAAAAGGGAGCTGTTTCATTCGGGTCTAGCTATATCGGAAGCAGTGCTTTTTCGTTGGCATCAATGCTCGGAGATTGTTCTGTTGACAATAAGACTCTTGTTGTTTCAGTTGGTGGCGAGGAACAAACGATAAATTTAGATTCTGATTACACCTCTATGAGCAACTCCGATATCATATCATGGATTAATGATAGATTAAGCGGGGCCTCGTTCAGCATTACGGAAAAAACTTACGACCTGCTTAATGGCGATTATTTTGAGACACCAGCTCAATCCAATTTGGAATTTGGAGAAATAATTTCAAACGGATTTGAAAGCGGCGTGGTTTCCGTCAAAACATCTGCTGGGGATATCGTTAGATGTGCCAAATGTAAGTCCAACTATTTCTTGACAGCCGATATTGGTAATGTAGGGACAGAAGTTGCGGATGGCGTTGTTGAGTTCAGTTGAGTCCCTAAAAACTATGCAGCAGCCGTAAGCCCGCATAAATTTATAACAATTTAAACGGAGGACTCCCCTATGCCTTATAATAGACAAATACCTGATGCGCCGATTGCGCTTTCAATGTTGCCCCAGATTCAATCTGGAAATCTTGACGATAACGACTTGATGTACCTTGTCGTACCTAACAACCCTATTGGCCAGCGGTGCAAGGCCCTCGCGCTTGCTGCGTTGGCTAACTGGCTCGCAGACGGCAATATGGGCCCATTCAAGACTAGTGAAATCAATGTTGGCTCGTCTATTTGGAAAATTGTTGAGGGCGTTGGGACTTCCATAACGGGCCTTTATTCTCTTGCTGCTGGAATCATTGAAGCTGCCGTAAAGTTCAAGGTTGGCGGTTCCGAGTGGGTTCCTGGAAATAATCAGCCGTCCATATCCGGCCTTTATTCCTTGGAAGCAGGAACTGTCGATGCCGCAAACGTGGCAGTTGATACGCTCAAGCCCCACTCATCTGGCGGAACGAAAATTGAAGTCGCGGCTATGCTTGTCAAAAGCCTGGCGCAAGCAGCGGAAAAGCTAAATCTTGGTCCTACGCAGGTAAACGGCGATAGCCGCGTTGTCGGTAATCTTCAAGTTGATGGCCTTGTCACATCCAAGCTTTCTTGTGGCGAAATTGCTATTGAAGTCACGGATTCGGCAAGCGTGTCTGCGGCAGAAACTGCCGTGTCTTCAATGGAAAACGGTCGAATGTTCATTATCGTCAATACCTCCACAAGTGCACAGGAGTTCCATTTTAGTGGCGGAGCCGTAGTGAGTATTTCTGCAAAGCACGGCCTATGGGGAATCAAGCGTGGTGGCTATTCTTACCCGATTGATACATGATGTTTAGAATGGTAGTTTTTAATCATGGATATTACAGGCATCGACATAGCCGCACTCGCTGGATTTGTCGGGTCGATGGGAACAGCCATTGCCTCGGTTCTCAAAGCGAAACAAGCCGACCGTCGTTCTTCGGAAATCGAAATCGCACGGGAGCAATCCAAAAAAGAACGAGACCGAGAAATCGAGTCTTTGAAATCCGAAGTTAAATTGCTCCAGCACGAAAACCGAGAAACTCGCGAAAGACTGAACGAAGGCAACACTCACTTTGTCCGGTTGGAAAGCGAAGTCAAGGAAACAAACGGACTGCTTCGTGAAATTATCGGTGCCTTGAACAACAAAGGACTAATTATTTCCGGGAGCCCGAAAGTGGCACGGGACTCGAGGTTGGAATTATGAGGGCAAAATGCACTGTAGAATCCTACACTGTGACACCGTTTGTCACTACCGAAAATCGGCCCTTCGAATTTTGCGGCAAGGCGATAATAGATATATGGCTCACCCGCACCTTCACGGACGGAAAAAAGGAACGCGCAAAGCTGGCAATCACGATTTACCCGCACTTCACCACGGACGGCGCATCCACGTTCTGGCCCGTGTCCCTGATTGTTCCGCAATGGCGAAAAGGTGACGACGATTACAACGCGGCACCGACGGCCCACGATGTTCTTTATATCCTTGAGGGCATTGTCGAGGGCGAACACGAACCGGTGAAATTGAGCCGCGAGGAGGTGGACGATATTTTGCGCGGAATGTGGCGTTGCTGGGGCATGAGCCGCTTTGTTGCGGGTTGCGCCGACAAGGGCGTGGAAATTTTAGCCGGTGGAAAGAACCATTGGGGAAACGACGGCTACAACGTGCGCCGGTATGTTTCCGCAAAGTGGGAAACCATAGGATAGAATCATGTTTACGTTGATCCGCTATACTCGCACAGAAAAGGCTATCCTGGGCTCTCTTTACTTGAACGGGGCATTTATTTGTTATACGTTGGAGAACGACGCCAAGGCCATTCCTGCCGGTCTCTATTCAATCGAAAATTCCAAGTCTCCGAAGTTCGGGCGCGAGCTCCCGCTTCTGTTCTCGGACAAGGTGCCGTCAAGGCGTGGCGTCAGGATCCACGCCGGAAACACCTACCAGGATTCTGCCGCGTGCGTGTTGGTCGGAATGAAGCGCGACGATGTAAGGGAACGTATAGACGAAAGCAAGGACGCGGAAAAGATGGTAACAATGCTATGCCGAAACGTTCGCAATCTTGCGATAGTCGAACGGTATTAAACGTAGTCGGGGAGGCTACAAAAAGGCCCTCGGGGAGAAATCCTCGGGGGCTTTCGGTTTTACGTTTTGGGCTTCGATTTGAATCATCTCAAAAGCTTACTATCACAAGGCTCAAAAAATTGGTCTCGAATACAAGCGCTCTTGCCAATAGGACAATTTTCACAGCCTAGCTTGAAAGTCTAATTTTCCTTGCCGATATTGTCGATAAAGTCTTCCGGTTTTAATGAATTTAGCCAGCGTTTAAAATTTGTCATTTTTTTTGCTCCAATACATTCATCATTTCCCATTTATAGCCTCTTGAACATAGCGTGGTCTTTTCTTCGCGGTGCGCCCCAGGATCCACCTACCGCAGGAACAGGAACCCCGCAAATTGTAGCCATCTTGCCGTTGCGGTCGATGTAACTTTCTACTGATTCCTTCGCCTTCCTGAAAAGTTCAAGCACGGTATCGAGCAACATCTTTTTCTGGTCTGTTGCGTTTAGCAAGTCAAAAAGTGACAAGTTTTTCCCGGTTCTAAAATTTCTGGCCTTGTATTCAACCTTAAATTCGCCGGTCAAGCGGTCGCCGTTGCGGTGCGTTTCGGTTACTTCGTGCGGGTCGCAGTAGGCGGTAATTTCGCAGTCGATGTTCGCGATATATGGCTTGAAAAAAAGAACCCGCAAATGTGCGTTATGCGATTTCATCATGGCATCGGCCTGTTCTACAAGTTCCTCGACCTTCTTTTGCCATTCGTACACCCAGGCGCACTTGGGACAAATACTATAATAGCCGGAACGCCTTGAACCGCCACAAACGGGGCATTTGTGCAGTCGTTTCTTATATCCAGATTTTGTCTTTTTCCACATATCGCTATGCGAGAATGTCTTTTTAAGTCTTTTCTTTTTCGCTCTCGGTTTCATTTTGTTTCTTTTCCTCTAGTTTGTTGTTGATCCGGTCGATTTCTTCATTCATGCGCTTGCAATCTTCGGCATTCGGCACCACCAGCAAACTATCACTTGCCTATCCTATTGTTTTGGGAAACGGGATCCATCGTTTAATCTCGCCCTCGTTGACAAGGTAATCGACTTTTTCCTGGTTGTTGAATATAACCCGCCAGAACCCGTCCCCCGTTTCAAGCAGAAGCTCAACTCCGACGGGCGGCGTTGTCGTTCGCCACGATTGAGCCATCGCAAGATCAGTTTCAAGCGTTGCAACCGTATATTTCAGTTCTTCGACCGTCTTTTCAAGTTCCGCGTTGCGTTCTTTCAGTTTAGACACGCCGTCTAAAACTTCGGAAGCGGTATTGAAAAGCTGGTTGCTCGGTGTAGTTTGTGCGTGAAACATGTCTTTATTTACAGCCATAAAAAACGTACTCCGTGGATTCTCATAAAATCGTTATTGCAGAAGCTGGATTCGAACCAGCAAGCCCGATTCTAAACGCGGGCGGGAGCCCTCATGCTCCTGCGTCTACCCACCTCAAATTTGGCGCCATTTTTGAGGCTTTCCGCCATTCCGCATTTTATTTGTGTCGAGCCTCGACCGGATTCGAACCGATGTCTAGCCGCCCCTTTATGGAAGTGGGACGGGACACGCTCGCATTGCTTCCATTCAATGCCGTGCTGCCTAACCACTAGGCTACGAGGCTGTTGTTTTTTTTTTACTTCTTCGGCGGTTTCTTGCCGCCGGTTTTCTTTGTACCGCAAGCCATGGCTATGCCTCCATTGTTTAGTTGTTGTTGTCCGTTATACCTTGTATTTCGTGCGTAACCCGTTGCTTACAAGGCGTTTTAAATGATTAATCTTCTTTCATTATATGCTTACAAAATATTTCTTGTCTGCGGGCTTCACGCGGCGGCTTTTCTTGCCACGGAACGTGATTCTGTTGCACACGTTGTAGATGTGGTTGTGGCGGTGTCCGCCCTTCATTGAAGGCTTGCAGTAAAAATCGCAGTTCGTGTTGAAAGCATAGTGGCAACTGAATTGCACTCCGCTAAACTTTTTCATCACTTCGCCTCCGTATAGAATTTGACCGCGTACCGTCCAGAAAATAGACTACCCTTTATTCGTTCAAAGTAGCCGTCTCTAAAATATGTACGGCCGAAACAGTACCTATCGAAATGAGGATTTCCTTGATCATCAATAGTCGATATAACGGAAATAAGAAAAGGCTTTTTTGTGAACGGTTGAATGATTTTTAAAATCAAATTAACAAGAACTATCCACCAAACTCTGTAAATGATTTTGTCTACACCTTTTGCCAAGACTACGTTATCTTTCACTTTGTAATAATATTTATCGTTTTTCATTTTACTAATTCTCCTATGAACATACCGATCGCGCCAATGTAAAACAATATCGTTCCGACAAACAAAAACGCACCGGCGAGGACTGTTAAACGGAAAGTCAAGATTCTACCATGGTGTGATCCAAATGGTGTGAACCAATACAGGCTTCAAGCCGCCGTTTAGGCATTTCAATTCTTCGATAACGTCGTCTTCACGGTCGAT